GGATGTGGACATGTACAGTTAGAGCACACCTTTGATCCCCCTTCCATGTATGGGGAAGAGTATGGATATCGTTCTGGTTTAAATGGTAGCATGGTCGAACACCTTAATCGTAAGGCAGACAAGATCATGGCTGATGTTGGTCTAGTCCCAGGGGATATTGTATGTGATATTGCTGGTAATGATGGAACCTTCTTGGGATTTTTTCCTAAGGACTGTCAGCTACTCATTATCGATCCTACCTCTAAGAAGTTTAATAAGTACATTCCTGATAATGTCAACTACATTTCTGATTTCTTTTCTTCTGGTATATTTCATGAACGGTTTGGCAAGCAGAAGGCAAAGGTCATTACCTCATTCTCCATGTTTTATGACCTAGAGGATCCGTGCGAGTTTGCTATGCAAGTTCGTGAGTGTCTTGATAGTGAAGGTATGTGGGTGCTTGAACAGAGTTACATGCCTGATATGTTGGGAGCTAACTCCTTTGACACTGTATGCCATGAGCACCTTTCATATTATGGTATGAGACAACTCAAGTATATTATGGATAAGGCAAAGTTTAAGATCGTTGATTTTGAGTTTAATGATGTTAATGGGGGCAGTGTCTCTGTTGTTGTTGCTAAGAGTACTAGCAAGAGAGAAGAGTGTAAGACTAAGTTGGCTGCTGTTCTTGCTAGTGAGTTAGATCAAGAGTTGAATACAACTAAACCTTGGAAGGAGTTTGCTATTAGATTGGAACAGAATAGAAAACAGTTCTGGGAGATATTAGACTCCTATAAGGAGAGCAAGGCTACCGTCTGTGCTCTAGGTGCGAGCACTAAGGGTAATGTAACTCTTCAGACATGGGGAATTACTTCTAATGATATTACTGTCATTGGGGATGTTAACCCTGATAAGGATGGGTCATACACGCCCGGTACTTGGATCCCTATTGTTTCTGAAGAAAAGGTAATGGAGCAAGACTATGATGTATACGTTGTTCTTCCTTGGCACTTTAAGGAATTCTTTGTAAAAAATCCTAAGTTCAAAGGTAAGAGGTTGCTATTTCCTTTGCCCACTCCTAGGGTAATAGTCCCGTGAAGAAGAATTCTAAGATATTTGTAGCAGGACACAAAGGGTTAGTTGGGTCTGCTATTGTTCGTAAACTAGAAAATCAAGGTTATACGAATATTATTACTCGTGACAGGAAACAGTGTGATCTAACTAATTCAGACCAAGTAAAAGCATTCTTTGAAGAGAATGATATTGATTACGTGTTTGATGCCGCTGCTAGAGTTGGAGGAATTCATGCTAATGATGTTTACTCAGCAGAGTTCATCTATCAGAACACAATGATTCAGGCTAATCTGATTCATTGGGCATACAAATACTCTGTTAAGAAGTTTGTGTTCCTCGGTAGTGTATGCATTTATCCTAAGTTTGCTCCTACCCCCGTCAAAGAAGAGTTTATTTTATCAGGGAAATTAGAACCTACTAATGAGGCGTATGCTATTGCTAAGATACATGGCATTGAAATGTTGAAGATGTATAATAAGCAGTATGGATTTAAAGGTGTCTCATTGATGCCGTGTAATCTGTATGGCCCTCATGATAACTTCCATCCTGATGATGGTCATGTTATACCTGCATTGCTTACTAAGTTTCACAATGCAGCTACTAATGTTGTAACTTGTTGGGGTGACGGTAGCCCTACTAGAGAGTTCATGTATGTTGATGATTTGGCAGATGCATGTCTGTTCTCTGTAAGTCATTATGAAAATGCAGAACTTATTAATGTCGGATCAGGACAGGATATTTCTATATTTGAATTAGCACGTAAAATTGCTGATATTACTGGGTTTAAAGGTAAGATTGAATGGGATACTAACCGTCCTAATGGTACTCCTAAGAGACCCTTAGATTACAGTAAGATAGCACAGAAAGGTTGGAAACCTAAGTATGATCTTGATACTGGTCTAACAAAAGCATATGAATGGTTTAGGCTTACAAAGGAAGATACTAAAGTATGAAAACAGCATTAATAACTGGAATAACCGGACAGGACGGTTCTTATTTATCTGAGCTTTTGCTAGACAAGGGTTACAGGGTTGTAGGTGTGATTAGAAGACACTCATCCCCCGAGTTACAGACTCATAGGATTGAGCATTTAAGATCTAATTCTAACCTTATTTTAGAGTATGGAGATGTTACGGACTTAATTTCTCTTATTAATATTTGTAAGGAGTACAACCCTCACGAGATCTATCATTTAGCTGCTCAGTCTCATGTTAAGATTAGCTTTGGACAACCTTCGTTTACAACCGATACCATTGCTACAGGGACTTTAAACATCCTAGAGGCAGCTAGAAGTATGTGTCCAGACGCTAGGATCTATCTTGCTGGTTCTTCAGAAATGTATGGCAATGAGTGTGATGAGGATGGGTATCGCAGAGAGACTACGATTATGAAGCCTGTTAGTCCTTATGGCTGCTCTAAGGTTTATGCTTTTCATCTAGGTAGAACTTATAGAGAGTCCTACGATATGTTTATTTGCAATGGTATTCTATTCAATCATGAGTCTCCTCGCAGGGGGTTAAACTTTGTTACCAATAAGATTGTTGAAGGGGCTGCTAAAATTAAGCAGGGTATAGCTACGCATCTTCCATTAGGGAATCTGGAAGCTACTAGAGATTGGGGTCATGCCAAGGATTACGTAAAAGCTATGTGGCTTATGCTTCAACATGATGTCGCAGATGATTACGTGTGTGCTACTGGCGAATCACACTCGGTGAGAGATCTTTGTAAGTTAGTGTTTTCTAAGCTCGGAATGGATTACGCTGATTACGTTACAGTTGATTCTAAATACTACAGACCATTAGAATTACATGACTTGAAAGGTGATGCTATTAAGGCAGAAAAAGTCTTAAACTGGTCTAGAGAATACACCTTTGAGTCTATGATAGACGAGATGATTAACCAACGTGATAGCCAAGGATAAAAATGAACTTTAACGAATTTCAACAAGAATGTACCCGCACTGCTAACCCTAACATCAGTCGCCAGGACGCAAACCTTAATTGGGCCTTGGGGATTGCAGGGGAATCTGGAGAATACTGTGAGCTTATTAAAAAGCACACATTCCATGGTAAGGATCTAGATTTAGATGCCGCCAAGAAGGAGCTAGGAGACGTTCTATTCTACGTTGCCATGGCTGCTAAGAATCTACACCTTAGTTTAGAAGAGGTTGCTAAAGCCAACCTACAGAAGCTGAGAGCTAGGTATCCTAGAGGGTTTGAAGAAGGCGGTGGCATCCGCAACAACGATAAAGATAACGATGGGTGTTAAATCGCCCTATTTCGATTTCGTTTTAAGTGATTGATCGTATCGTCTAGCTCGTAACTCAAAGTTTCAATCTCTTTGTCGTATTTGCTTTTGTAATACCCTTCGGAGTAATCATCAGGGACATCATATTCGTTGTTCTTGATTTTATCAATTCTCTGCAACAGGTCCTCTTGGTCTTTGGGCATTGTGGTTAACTCCTAAATTTTACTCCAAGCAACTCCCAAAGAGGAGAGCAGTGAGAAGATCATACCCCAGAAGAGCCATCCCTGCTTCCAGGTTCTCTTGTCTAAGGTATCCAATATCTTTTTATGCTCTACATGAGAGATATTGCAGTCCTCTAGCTTTTCTAGAATTTCCTCCTGTTGCTTGCTTAACTCTATTTGAAGTTCAATAGCTTTAGCATGAATCTCTAATTGTTGATTGAGATCTGCTCTAGTCACAGCATCGTTTGGATTTTCGGCCATTGGTGTATTAATATTTATGCCTATTCTTCAACTTTTCGTAGTAAAATGATTATCAACTAGTATAGTTTAACACATGAACATATTCGTCCTACATACAGACCCTATGATTGCCGCTCAGATGCATTGTGACAAGCATTGCGTAAAGATGATCCTTGAGACTGCACAGATGCTCTCTACTGCTCATCATGTGTACGAGACACCAGAAGCGGACAAGGTTTACAAGAAAGCTCACCTCAACCATCCTTGCACTAAGTGGATCCGGGAGTCCAAGGCTAACTACACTTGGGCCTTTGATCTATACTTCGCTCTTCTGTTAGAGTTTAGGAGTCGTAGAGGCAAGAGTCATAAGTCGGCAGAACTTATGCATTACTTATTTAAGGTTCCTAAGGATATGCCCGACGTTGGCCTTACTCCTTTCGCACAAGCTATGCCTGACGAGTACAAGAGATCGTGCCCTGTAGAGGCTTACAGGGCTTACTACCAGGGCGATAAGGCTAGTATTGCAGAGTGGAACTGGGGTACTCCTGCTCCTGCATGGTTCAATAAATTAACATGCGTTAATTCCGCGTAAAGGCTATAATGTCTATATGAATATTGATGTCTTAAATAAGCTTAAGGGTAAAGCAACTCTAAGCGACGAGCCAATTGCTGAGTTTATTTCAACAGGATGTTACGCTCTTAACAGAGTTCTTACAGGGCTTTACGATAAAGGATTGCCGGTAGGAGGTATCCTTCAACTGCAAGGTAATTCAAGCACTGGCAAAACCTTGTTTGCTACTACCTTCCTAACAGCCGCTCAAAAAGAAGGCTGGTATGTTAAGCTTCTTGATGCGGAAAATACTTTTTCTAAGGATTTCGGGTCTAAGCTTGGTGTAAATTCAGATACTCTTTTGTACTCGTGTCCTGAAACTCTTGAACAAGCGTTCAATGATGTTGTTGATACTATTGATGACATCAGACAACACGATAAGAAGACTCCTATATTACTGGTTATTGATTCTGTAGCTGTATTAGCTACTGATGAGGAATTAAGTAGAGATAAGATAGGTAACACCTCGGTGACGGATGGTGCTAGAAGAGCACTTGTATTCGGATCTATGCTTAGGAAAGTTAATACTGTTCTTAAAAAGAACAGAGCAACTCTGGTGGTCATTAACCAGATACGAAGTAAGATTAATGTAATGTATGGTAACCCTGAAACTACTGCTGCTGGAGGTAAGGCGTTAGAGTTTTATCTTTCGGCTGACATGAAGTGTAAGTCTAATAAGACTAGTGATGTTGTTAAGGATGAGGACAAGAAGCCTAAAGGTATTGTAGGTGAAGTTCAGATAGTTAAGAATAAATTAGGTGTTCCTTTTCAGCAATGTGCTTTTAGAGTCTTGTTTGATAAAGGTCTAGATCCATATTATGGACTTGAGGAACTTCTCAAGGAAGATGGTCTGATTGAGATCTCTTCATCAGGTAGAAGATCAGTTGGAGACATCGGCTTTAAGAAGAATACTTTGTCTGAGCTATTATTCAATACTACCTCATCCAATCCTGAGCTAGATAAGATTAGAAGTATGTTTGGTATAAAGAGTAAGACACTATGATTAATATCGAAGACAGGTTAAGTATTGTAATCGACGAGGCTATGAAGAAGCAGCTTTCAAACAGGAATGATGTAAATGCTCCCTTCATGGATATTGAAGACTACAAGAAAAAGACTAGAAAAAGGTTTAGAATGACTAAGGCTCAAAGAGACAGTGGGCTTACTAGAGAGCAAGCTTTCCAGGAATACATGGAAAAACTAATGGATAAATGATGCATTTTATACTTAAAAGAATTGGCTTGTTTATTTACGGGACTCTATCAATTTTAGAGTCTTCGATAAACATGTTGCTTTACGTTACGTTCTTAGATACTGTTTTAACTCCTGTAGATTGGGCTTTCCCTTTCTACTTTAAATACGTCGATCAACTACTAAAGGGTAATTACCTGTCTAACTTAAAAGATAACCATGGGAAAGACATTTAGAAGAGAGAAAAGCTTTACCCCTAAGGCGGGAAAGCTACATACACATAGGGACCTTCCTGATATTCAAGAGGGTCTTTACGACGATGATGATTTGTCGTTGGATGATGAGGATTATTTTTATGGCGAATTACATACTAAAAAACAAACTATGGTCAGACGAGAAGATGAATCGTCTGGTAAAGTCGATAAAGGATAACGCAATTTCCGATAGGAAGTCTGCTTCTGAGTTATTTAATGAGTGTAAGGAAGCCCTAACTGAGTTAGGGGGAAGGGTACATTTTGATGATCAGGGTAATGCGTCTGTAGATGCATTTACAAAGATTATTTCCACTTCCACTCAAGCATTGAATCAAATGGGGACTGCCAATGAAAAGCTTTTAAAGCTGGCGCAGACCATGCAGAAGTATCAACTAAAAGAGATGGATTTGGAGAATAAATCTGGTCCTGGTTCACAAGAGTTGAAGGGATCTGTGTTTAGTAACCTAACTTCAATGTTACATAAAAACGATAATGCCTAGAAAACCCAACAGTATTAAAGCTTACTCATCTGAATTAAACTCTATTATTCACGTTAGAAGACTTACTGAAAAGCAATTAGAAAAGGTATATAACAAGCTTAAGAAGTTTATAAAAACTTCTGAATCTGGTAAGTTTAATTTCGTAAGCTATGTTAAGATAGTTATAGTTGATTGCTTAACACCTTCCGAACAGAAGACGTTTATTGCTAGAGTAGCTGAGGTTCAGGATTTAAAGGATAGTATTAGTGATCCATTGTTGGAATATAAGCTATTAGGGGCTTACTACCAGACGATCTCTGAATACTATCCCGAGTTTAGAATTGAGCATGTTTGTTACGACATAAACGAGCTTATTCCTGATTCTGTTATATTAGATTCTATTATTAGGGACGCGAAGCAGGATCCTGAATTCCAGAAGAAGATAGAGGAGAATTTACCTAAGCCTAAACCTAAACAAAAGCCTTCACCTCCTACGAACAAGTATAATCTAAAGACCATAGAAGATATTAATAACTTGGATAAGTTCTTGAAAAAGAACATTGTGGGCCAAGACGAGGCGATACAAACCGTATGCAACTCTATAAAGTTAAGAGCCGCTAAGTTTAGTAGCCATGTTAATCTATTCTTCATCGGAAAGACTGGTAGAGGTAAGACTCAACTTGCTAGAAAGCTTGGAGAGAAGTTTTCTCCTAACTTTTGGGTTATTAACTGTGCTGAGTTTACAAATGGACATGAGGTATCTAAAATCCTAGGCTCTCCTCCAGGTTATATAGGGCATTCTGAGTCTTCAATAATGAAGGAAAAGGCCGAGAAGTCTAACAGGTGGACGATTGTTTTTGATGAGATTGAGAAAGCACACTCGAAATTCTTTAATATACTTTTGAGTCTTTTGGACACTGGTACAGTTACCGATAATTCAGGCAATGAAATAGACTTTACAGATTCTATGTTTGTTATGACCTCTAACTGTGGATTGAAAGACTTGAAAACTAATCTACTTGGATTTGGGGGATCTGCCACTGCCGATGGTCACAAAGAGGAAATCATGAAGTCTTTGGAAAGAGAGTTCTCTCCTGAGTTCAGAGGTAGAATAGATGACTTTGTGTTCTTTAATGACCTTAACGATTCTAACATTAAGGATATTGCTAAGATGACCCTCGCTAAGTATCCTGTGAAGTCTACTCCTGAGTTGCTAAATCATATAGTTAGCAAAGGTTATAGCGATGAGTTTGGTGCTAGAGATATTCAAAGGGTCGTTAAAAATCTAGTTGCACTGCCGCTTGCCGATGAGATATTGTCTAACCGCCATCCTGATGATGGTTCTAGCAAGTATGAAGCTGCTGTTGTGGAAGATAAAGTAGAGATAATTAACACTATCCCGCTTTAGGTGTTGTTTTCATCGGAACATGCGCTATGATGGTGGCATGTTAAATGAGCATTCAGAACTTATAACCTATCTTGGGTATGCTATTGAAAAGTTGCGAGGATTAACTTCCGAGGCTAAACTTAGGAACAAGACTAAGAAAGTAAAAGCGATACTATCCATCTTAACTGTTGTAGAGGGGAGGATACTAGCCACTCTTCAATACGCAAAGGCGGGAGGATTTTCTTCTAACACATCTTCCGTAGTAATTCAAAAGCACCTATATGATCCNATGATTGATTGGTTAGGAACGGAACTTAGAAAGTAATCATTAGCTATAATACTGGTGATGAGAATATTGCCAGAGAAGGGTAAATGCCAGTCTTGCGGAGATATAGACTTGCTTTACATTTACAATAATGCTAAAACATGTTCAGAGTGTCTAGGAATGGACCGAAGAGGTGTTAGCAGAGAAAGAATATTAAGAGGAAACTTAGGAAAAAGAAATGACGAAAGCAAATTACGAAAGCCTTGGAAAGGGCGTAGGTAAGCTGGTTGCAGAGAAGCAGTCGGCTTATGGTGATTCATTTGGTAAATCACATAAGATATTAAAAGTTCTATACCCTGAAGGAATTAAACCCGACCAGTATATGGACGTTCTTACAATTTGTCGTGTAGTAGATAAATTGTTTAGACTAGCTACAGACCCTACCTACGGAGATGAAAGTCCTTGGCGTGATATTTGTGGGTATAGTTTACTAAGCATGGGCAAAGACTCTAGGGAGGTGAGCAGAGATGATCCTGACCCTTCAGTAAGATTAGATGATTAACACTACCTTAAATCCTTCAAAAACTACGATAACAAGCTATAATGGAACAAATGGATAAACTAACTAACGAGCAGTGGGAAAGATACGAAGCCAAGTATGGAAAGTTGATGCATAGTATATCTCTGAAAATTTCAGGTGATAAAATGACAGCTTCCCCTGAGGATAACTATTCGGAGCTTTGTATAGCTGCTCTTGAGTCTATAAACGGGTTCTTCAAGAAGACTGGGCTAACATTCGATGAGTCCTTTGATACTAAGCTATTTGATCAATACACGAAAACGGTATTGTGGAATAGGAAGGCTAAAAAGGGAATCCCATTATCAAAGAAGATGGACTTCAGAAAGAAGAATAAGTCTTTAGATGCTCCAATGTTTTCCAATAGTGAAGCTTCCTTAGCCCATTTGATTGAGGATCCTAGATCTCATATCGATGTCTCTTCTGTAGACTTCAATGATTTTATGAAGGATCAGAATGATGATGTTAAGACGGTTATGAATGCTGTACTTAAAGATCCTTCCTTGCTATCTAAGCAAGGGTTTATTAAGACTAGCGCGATTTGCAGGTCAACACCTTTGAGTATTCACTTTGTAAACCAAGCTGTGGACAAAATTAAGAGTATCATGAAGGGGTACAATGACTAGAGATGAATTTCTAGATACTGCCGTCAGCCAGTCTTTAAAGAAGTATCGTAGCATATCTCCCTGGCCGTATATGGCAGAGTTTGTACCAGGAACTATGCTAGACTTTGAATCTTACAATTCTTTTGATGTACTGTCTTTTGAATTGATGGCTATATCCGCTAGGAAAAAATATGGTTTCACCGACGAATCTAGTAAAGATTGAGGAGTATCTTGAGCATCTATTTGATGTTCACGATATTGATATTGGGAAAACTACTGACCTACCAGTGGCTGACTCCATAGACAAGCTAATTAGTTTAGTTTGCAAACGATTCAACCTCAACGTAGTGTCCAAGGATGGAACTACTAGAATAGTTCTTAAGTCTCCTAGGTCTAAGACCGTTATCAAGATAGGTATGCCTTGGAACAATCAACCTGAATACTCACTTTACAAGGCTCTAGAGCATTCTTCATTGGGTGATCTGTTTGCTGAGTGTATACAGATCAGCCCCAAGGGTTATGTTCTAGAGATGGAGTATATAAGTAAGCCTTTTCCCTCTGCAAAAGGGGATTATCATTGGGTCAATCCTTCTTTAAATAAGATTAGGAATGAATTAGAGAAGCACTTCTCATTTATTAAGGGTTATAACACTTACAATTGGGGTGCAGACTTTCATGAAGATAACATGAGGATGGATTCCTTCGGGGACATAAAGCTTGTTGATTACAGTAGTTTACTGTCAGACATGTTCTTTAGACGTAAATCCACCACCGTAAAGTCTGCTATTAGAGGAGTTCTCAAGTTAGACTTTCCAAAGGTTAAGTTAAACTTGTATTGCAGAGATAGAGTTATATACTACACCAACAATACGAAGCTAATGAAGGCTGAGATAGACTATGTATCTAAGGAGTCTTATTAGGTGTAGTATCCGTATGGCGCATTAACTCAGTTGGTTAGAGTGCGGGTCTTATATGCCTGAAGTCGTTGGTTCAAGTCCAACATGCGCTACCAAGCAGTATAGTAATAAAGGTAAAACACTCCCATATGCACCGTCAGCGGCCTAATACCTTAGAGCAGGGAGAGATACTGGTTCAAGTCCAGTTACTGCTACCATTTTATTCAAACTAGTATAAATAGATAAAAGAAATCATGTTTATGAATATTGCAAGACAGATGGGAGATCCTAATTTTTATGAAAAATTTGGTTATGCAGTTGCTGTGGGATCTCTCTGTCTTTTATTTCAACTGTATTGTGTTTATCTGATGACAAGGGGTCTATAATGAAATCAGAAGACTTCATAAGTCGCATAGAAGACCTTAAGTCTCAGAATCCAGATGATGATATGGAGATTGTTGTGTTCGATGATAGCAAGAGGTATGTAGAGCCTGTTGCTACTATCTTGCATGTCCAAGGTGTTAAAAAAATAGTAATAATGTAGGAGATATAATGGCTGGTAAGGGAGATAAGCGTAGACAGGGAGATAGCGAAAAGCTAATTTCAAATTGGGATCGTATCTTTAATAAAGGTAAGAAGAGTAGTAAAGTTGATACCTCTGAGGTAGAGCCTTACCATATTCAGAATGCTCGCCACCTAAAGATGAAGGATATTGCTCTTCAAGAGAAGAAGGCAGAGGAAAAGCGTAGGCGTGAGCAAGAACTATTCGACCGTTTAGATAGAGAGGTTGAAGAAGAGAATAAGAGCAAGTAAGCTCTTCCGTGTTTCTGCCAGATTTGTGGTGTTTTTTCAACATCGCATTGCGTATTAAACCAGTGTGTAGGTATATTATACTCGCACCACAAATCTGGCTTTTGGTCCGGTAGCCCAAGGGCAGAGGCAACAGACTTAAAATCTGTACAGTGTGGGTTCGAATCCCACTCGGACTACCATTAATTTTAAGAATCGACACTTTGTTGATTCAGTTTTGAAAGGGTTAGTAAAATGAAAAAAACAGTAAATAGTAGTGATTTCAGCGAGTGGAGTGAGGGCGAGGAGATGTTCTTTCCGTTAGCAGATAGGAGTAAGTCTACTACCTACTCCCATAACGGTGTTAAAACATCAGGGGGATCTCAGTGTAAGCTTTTGACTTGGGGTAGTAAATGTAACTACGATTCGTATGATTTCGATAAAATGCAATTAAGTGTGCTTAAAATTAGGAGACTTTATAGAGAGGAGACTGGAAGTACTATTAGGGGTATGGTGAGAAGTAAGTTCGCTGAGAAGTTAGGATTTTCCAGTGGTCCGTCAACAGACTGGCAACGTAAGTGGCTTAAACTAGTAGATCATAGAGTAGTTGATGTATTTAAGACTTTTGAATTGTGGATCAAGATTGCAAAATCCCAAGAGGAGGCAAGGAACAATAAAGAAAAGGAGGTAAGGAACAATAAAGAAAAGGAGGATTCAAAAGAGAAAAAGCTTGTATTTAAAAAGCCTTCAGGTGATGTTGATAGGATCCCTATCCATATTGGTTACACTAGACTAGAAGTTGATCACATGTTAGCTAAGTTGAAGAGTGAATTGATGGAAGAAATAAAGTTCCGTTCGCACTCTAAAATTAACCGTCAAGGTAGCTTTCAAGACCATCTAAATAGCAAACGATGACATATAATCCCCTACCCTCTTACCTGACCATTAAAGAATCCAGTGTTCATGGGTTGGGGTTATTTGCAACTAAACGCATCCTAAAGGGTCAGTTTATAGGAACGTCACATTACATTAGTAATCATGGAAGCCTCCTTAGAACGCCTTTGGGAGGCTTCTACAACCACTCTGATGACCCTAACGTCATTGCAAGATTAGCCCCAAGCAGTTACAAGCAACATGGCATGAGATTTGTAGATATGAAGGCTGCAAAAGATATTAATCCTGGGGAAGAGCTTACAGCAAACTATGAAGTAACTGTGGAGGATCTTAAAGAGATTATGAGTGACACTCAACTTACAGTTGCAGGAATAGTAAAATAAAAAAATCAGAGACTAGGAAATACCTAATCTCTGATTATATTCTCGTGTTAGATACTAACGATGCTTGTTGTTTCTCTTAGGGGAGACATAAACATCGCCCTTAGAGGGCAGTTCTACGACTACAGGTTCCTCTACCTTCACGGGTTCTTGAGGAGCTTCATCCTCTACCAAGGCAATCTTGATCTTTCTTCGACTGACAAGATTATTTAAAATTTTACTAGACCAATGGGTTGGAACTTCCAAACTCTCATTGGGTCTAAGAAATACATTCTTAGACCCTTCTGGAGTAGTAAAACTAATAGACAAACCTTGTGTACTTGTGTTTTTAAGTACTTTCATTAGCCGTGCCTATTGATATCGTACTCTACGAAGCCTTGATCAAATAGTGGATATGATCCAAATATATTGCTTTGAAGGTCGCATATAGGGTAGCTAGCAAGATCTGTATTCGTAATCTTAAGTCCGACATTCCTGAGGAAGACTTGAATGTCCTGGAGGGTCTCCTTGCTTGTAGCATATGCACCTGGAATAATGTAAGTAGATATTCCAAAGGGTACGGAGTTACCTCCTATGCCTGCAAAATTACTACCTGTCCTAGCAGTCCCAGGTAGAGAACCATAATCCTTCCACCAACCTAAATCGTAAAACTTTTGGGATAAATCATGAGGTACAGCAGACCATGCAATCTGGTATGATGAATCTCTAACTTCGGTTGAAAATGCTCCAAAGTTAGAGCCAATGGCTTGTCTAGAAATTAGAGGTTGATTAGCACCACTAACATAAGGAGTTCTTCTCATGAACGGTTGAGTCGTTTGAATATTACCCATAGGACCCATGGTGGATGCTGTGATATTCCCGTAGGTTACACCATTTATGTCACCCGAGGCTGCATTTATCTCAAACAATTGAGGTTGCTGGAAAGAAGATGTGCTGTAGTTTTGATATTGAACTACTGTATCATAATTAGCCATAGCATAGTATACTACATGAGTGGTATTCGTAGCGGTGTCCGCAGTTTGAGACCCAGTTAGTGTAGTGGTCACTGATGAAGCGGCATTTTCAGCAGGTACTCTAACGTAGTAAATGTCGAGTGTTTGGGTTTCAACGTACCAAGGACCACTGAGTGGCTGTAAAACGCCACTAGCGATTGTTCCGCTTGCTGGTGTGAAGTCGTTGTTGCCTCCTGAATTAATAGGATTCTTAGAAATTACTGTGCTGTCTGCGTCGGGGGATGCCATAGTTATATTTTAAATTATGGGAGAGTCTTTCCCATACAAATTTATATACACAATGTTTAATAGTAGCGTCAATAAAAAACCCCTCGTTACTATAATGAACCCATGGTGAAATTAGGAATCAGAAAGCCGAAGTATCATCCAAAGGGATGGGGATACGAGTTATGGATCCACAATGATTCTAAGTATTGTGGAAAGATGTTATTTTTCAAAGAGGGAAAGAGATGCTCCCTCCACTACCACAAAATTAAGCATGAGACATTTTATTTACAATCAGGTAAGATGCTTTTAGAGTATTACCCCCCTAACCCATTAGTAGATGCCTTACATGAAGAAGGAGATTATTCGCTACTTGGAGACTACACCGAGACTTTATTAACTCCTGGAGACTCATTCGAGGTTCCTGTTAATACTCCTCATAGACTTATTGCGTTGGAGGATAGTGAGCTATTTGAGTTCTCCACACAGCACTTTGAGACTGACAGCCACAGAATAGTAAAGGGAGATTAAAACAATGTATGAATACAAGATTAAAGAGATCACTCACTTTGTAGACGGAGACACATTCGATTGTGTGATTGACCTGGGGTTCGACATCCTACATAAAATTCGTGTAAGAATGTATGGGATGAATACACCAGAGAGTCGTACAAGAGATTTAGAGGAGAAAGCAAGAGGATTGGAGAGTAAGGAAAGACTCATCGATATGCTCACAGAGGAGGAAACTTTAAAGTCTTACCTAATCCTAAAGACAAAAGAAAAAGGAAAGTATGGTCGTTGGTTAGGTATAGTGATCAAGAGATACCCTGCTCAAAAAGGACCTATTGATGAGATAGACATTGAACCAGCCGACATTGATTGTAATCAGTTAATGATCGAGGAAGGATATGCAGTCCCTTATTTTGGAGGTAAGAGAT